GGGGGGGATAATATTGCTTGAATATGATAATACATATTTGTAAAATTGTTCAGATTTCATGAATCTAAAATCATTCTAACAAAAAAATACTGTCATGCGCTTCTTATTCTTAATTATGGCAATACTGTCTATCATAGGCTCGGTCTGGTACAACAATAACCTGGAAACCGCTCAAAGGAAAGAAAGTGAAGCTTTTATTGCTGAATATGAACAATCTGAAGAAAAAATTCTGAAACAGACCGATAAGCTGGATAGAGAAATGAATGAAATCTCCAATACCATCTATCTGGAAGAAGATATTTACCAAAAAAAGATATCAGCTTTACAAAATGAAAGAGAACGAAAAGCTCAGTTAAGCCAACAAAATGCAGAAAGATCTCTGCGAAGAAAAATAGCCAAGAGAAAATTAACTGCGGAAGAATGGAAAGCAACCTTGGCAACTTTTAAAACGCGCCGGTCGGAAATCGCTAAGCTGTTAAAGGAACACAGGGAACAAATAGCTTCCAACAACCAAAAACTGGCGGATAAAATCAGCGAAGATAGAAATAATATAGCTAAAAGGGAAGATGAAATGAGAAGGCAAGCCTCTGTTCGTCTTGCTTCCGGCAGAGCGGGAGGCAGAGGAACCAGTTATGCCATCATAGAAGCCAAGGAAGCTATGATCAAGAGGCATCAATCCATGACAAGAGCCGTTAAGCTGCAAAATCAGAACCTCATGGAATCCATTTCCAATATGGAAAACGAGCTGGTTCAAATGGATAGAGCGGAAGAGGCTTTTATGGATAAAAATTCTCCTCATAACAGCACAGGTTTAGACTATTCCAAAGAATTTGTAGCTGAAATTGACGATGCGGATCCGGAACTGAAAAAACTTGCTGACAGTCATAAAAAAACGTTGGAAGAATTACAGAATTCTTTCGATGAAGCAGAAGAGAAAAAAGCCAAACTTATAAGGAATTGGGAAAAAGAACGCCAAGGGTTTAGTAGGGCTAAGACGGAATTAATCAAAAATCATCATTCTGCCAAAAATAATGCACAATTTACAGGATACGCTATCATAGGTCTCTTTGCTTTACTATCTTTTCTGTCTTTTTGCTTTTCAAACAGATACGAATCATAAATAAACTATCAAGCATTTTCAAAATGGCGGTTACTTATCGTAATCGCCATTTTTGTACACATCTCACCTGCTGTTCTTCCTCTGTCGCTGGATAGTAATCACCTGCTTTTTCACTGACGCAAGCTGGGCTTTCAAACTTTCAGTTGTTTTTTGAGCTTCAGCAGCATTTACTGCCTGCTGCTGAATGATATTCAGAGTTTCCTGGAAATAACTTGTGAGCGTTTCCAAATTTCCCCTGTAGGCGATGCCCTGGGCTTTAACAGCTTCAATAAATTGACGACTAAGATCCTTGCTTTCTTCCGTACTAATTTTGCCGTCAGCCATGGCTTTCCGAATTTCCGGAGCCAATTCTTTACTTACTTTATTGAGAGCTTCTTTAACACCTCTTTTCTGACCAGGCCGGGATAAATCCGGATTTTTGAGAGACTCCTTATATTGTTGTTCCTGTTCTTTTTCTTTCTTTTCCTGTTCCCGGATTTTTTTCTTCAATTGTTCCTGCTGTTCTCTCATCTGCACTTCTGCCAATTTTTGAATCCTGTCTTCTTCCTCTTTTTTCACAGCATTCTTTTGCTTGGCTTCCGTGTTTCTTTGCTGCGCTTCATCTCTGCGTTCCTGAGCCGCATTAAGCGCGCGTCGGTCAGATAATGCCCGTGTTGCCTTTTCGAGGTTGTCTTCCGCCGCATACTGAACATCCATAGCCTCCACCTGCTTTTTCCTCGCTTCTGTCAGGGCCTCATCATGAACTTTGTATGCTTTCTTTCTTGAATCATCAGTGCTCAAATCTCCCCCCTGGTCAATCAATGCTTCATCAGACCTTTTCCTTCTGTTTTTAAGCTCGTTCAGTTGTGCTATCTGTTGACGGCCATTCCCCGCATTCAACACCTCTTCCATCAATTGGCGGGCAGAACGGAAATTCTGTCCAAACATGGCATTGCCTTTCTGCAGCCAGCTTTCATCCAATCTGGAGGTATCTCCCCCATTTTCTATAAGCGTTTTTATCCATTTTCGCATATCATCCGAAGATATACGCCCCAGCCCAGTAAAACCGCCTGATCGTTCAGTGGCATTTCGAGCCGTTTTTGCCACAGACAGTAAATTCTCCATAATCTGCTGTTCTTTCTTTCCTATCTGCCCATCAAGAATAGTTCTTTCTTTAGATGATAAAATTCCGGAATTTTCGAAAGCCGCTACGCGAGACGTCAACTGCTCTGTCGCCTCTCTGGCTTTGGCCAGTTCTTCTTCTGCACTCCTGACGTTGAACGAAGCCGCTTCCTCCGATTCGTCTCGATGCCTGGCATTGGCATCCATTCGTATGCCTTCCTGGACGCGTTCCAGTTTTCGTCGGGCCTCGGAACTGTTGGGATTCCCATATTTCCCATCATAAAAATCTGTCTCGGCATCCAACAAACGGGCACGATCCTGTTCATCAAGGATTTTGGACTGTAAATCAATCAGGCGCTGCTGCTCCCGTACAGATTCCCGCAAAGCTTCCGTCTCGATCTTTCTATTGCTGGCAATTTTTGAAGTAAGATCGTTCTCTGTTTGTAAAATCGCTTCATGGTTTAATTGGGCTTTCAACTCATTCGCCTCCTGAATGAGCTTTTCCATGTTTTTCTTCTTTTCTTCCGCCTGCCGCTCCAATTCGTCGCTTTTGGTCTTGAAGTGGTCAATCAAAGCGGTAATGCCGGCGGTCAGCCCCTGGATCAGCAGCATGGCCCAGCCCAGCGGCCCCATCGCCGTCTTGACGGTCGTTCCGAACAGGCGGATGAACGGGATCGCCCCGCGGAGGGCGCTGGACATGCCCAGGATGCGCGTTGCCGCAATGGTAATCTGCCCCGCCAGCCCCTTGACCTGCGTGGAAGTGAGTTGTCCGGCATCCCCGGCCGTCTTGATGCGCCGTCCCAGATCCTGGATATTCTTCAGGGCGTCCGCCTGGGCCACGTTGTCCCCGGCCTTCCGGGCTTCTTCCAGTTTGGCAATGTAGGATTCCAGTTCGGCCTGCAGTTCCTCATAGGTGGCGGAGGCGCGGCGGTTGTTGGCTTCCAGCCGTTCCACCGTGGCGGCGGCGGCCTGCTGCTTCCGGGCCTCCGCGGCTTCCGCCTTTTCCGCGGCCTTGTCGGCGGCGTCCATTTCCTTGTTGTAGCCGTCAATGATTTGTTGAAGGTTTTCGTCAAGGTCATCTCCCCATTTCGCCCCAAGGTCCAAATCAGACATTTTGTTATTGAGGACTTCAAAGACGTCATCCACCTGTTCCAGCTTCTTCCTGAATTCCTCGGAGGTCAGCACGGCGTTGGTGACTTCGTCAATAAACCCGGTCAATCCCGGGTTGTCGTTGAAGGCGGCTTTCATCCGGGAGCCGGCGGCGGTCAGGGCGTCGGCGTATTGGTCAAGTTTGGAATTGGCGTTTTCCAGGGCTTGTTCATATTCCGCCCCCATGCCGTCCTTCATGGCGGCGCCGGTTTCTTCAGCGGCCGTTTTGACGTTGTTCAGGGCGTCGGTTACCTGGTTGATGGCGTCCGCGCTTCCGCCGGCTTCTTGGGCGGCTTCCCTGGTCTTGTTGATGGCTTCCGTTGTCTGGTCGGCGCCGGAGGTGTCGGCGGTCGTTCTGATGTTGATGTTCAGGTCTCTGTCTGACATGGTTTTATTGATTGGCTGTTGAGATTCAAACGGGCGTCGCACAGGGCGCGCATGACTTCCCTACGGGCGCTTTTGGGAACGTGGGGAGGCAGGGGATTGCCGACGCTCACCACGTCATAGCTGCGGGCATAGTCCTCCGGATTCGCCGTCCGGCTGTCCCAGTTCCACCAGGACCACCGCCCGGCCCGGTTCCGGGGCGTCCACGGCTCGTCAAGCCGGACACGCTCCCGGCCGCAGACATCCATGACGGCCCGGCAGATGGTGAGGTCTTCCGGAGCGAGCGGGGGGATAGCGGCGCATTCCAGCGCTTCGGCGGCCATCCTGGCCGCCCGACCGCTCAGGGCGTAGCAATTTCCGTAGGCGGACCGTTCGGACGGGTTCCGGGGGACCCGGTATCCGGCGGCGTGCAGCGCAAGCCCGTTGTGTTTCATCTCCCTGACCCATCCGCCCGACAGAAGCGCCGTGTCGGAGTCAATCTTGACGACGGTATCGCCATCCTCCGCCCCCTTGGCCAGCGTGGCAATGATTCCCCGGACGCACTCCGGGCCGCGCAGGTTGCCGCAGCGGGGGAAAGAACTCCGGCGATACCGCGCCCCATGCGCTACAAGAGCCCTCCTGGCCTCCGGGGGCACCGGGGCGGCGCTGTCGTCCACCACCGTAACCACCGCCTCCGGAAGAGCCGTCCTGGCGCACCGGACGCAGGCCACGGCTTCCTGCGCGTCTCCGTCATAGGTGAAGGTGTATATCCTGATCATGACATTCCGGAGGGGCCGAAGGTTCCCGGGTGGATTAGGAGATAAACCGTGCCCGCCTGGTGCTGCACCACCTTGTTGCCGTCGATGGTGGCCAGATGGAAATAATATTCATAAGGGGTTTCCCGGTTTTCCTCCGCGAGCCTGACGGGGTCGGAGACGCCGCCCGCGGCGGACAGAGAGGAGCTGAGGTATTTCGTATCCTTGTCCAACCGGATCTTGAGCCAGATTTCCCCGGAAGTGACGGGGCTTTTCACCCATCCCCCGGAGCCATTCCCTTCCGGAAGCAGCCCCCCGATATAGTTGCCGGCATAGATAGCCTTCCCCTGGCGGATGTAGGCATCGGACACCTTGCCGTCGCTCCCGTAAGACAGACGGCATTGGAATCCCACCTCAACAGCGCTTGTTCCCCACGCGGGAGGCTCCTGGGCCTGCAGCAGTTTTACGGACGGCCCGACGCAGGGAAGCTCCGGGACTTCATCGTCCGCTCCGGAAGAGCCTCCGCCTCCGCTGCCGGATCCTCCGCCCGAAGAACCTCCCCCGGAAGACGTGGACGAGTCCGCCCAGGCCGTCCGGCGCAGCGCCTCGGCAAGCTGCCGGCTCCGGTCGATGGAGTCCTGCAGGGAGATCTGTTCCGGGGATCCCACCGTCACGTCGGAAATTCCCGTTTTAAGGTCGAGGGATATTTCCTGGATAACGGCCCGCATGGTTTCCCATTCCTTCAATCCCCCCGTGATGGAGAGGCGCCCCCCGCAGACCTGGTCAAAGTCGTCGTGGACGGTCGCGGATCCGTCATAGGGCAGCGCGCGGGTGGCTTCGTAGTAGGATTTCAGGAAATTTTTATACAGTGCGGAGGTGTCGTAGCTGCCCGATGTTCCGCCGTCTCCGGAGCCTCCGCCGTCGTCGGATACGCTTTCCACCGTCCCTGCCCTGTCCACCCGGTACGACGCGTAGCCGACATTCGTCGTGGTCACTTCAAACGTCAATGTTCCGATCCAGCGGTCCCCGGTTCCGGATTTTCCGCCGTATTCCGGAAAATATTGCTTCACCGTGTCGGGGGGATCCGTCGCCCGCACCCGCAAATCCACCCGGACCTTGCCCCATTTGATTCTCGCGCTCTTTCCGTTGATCTGGCCGGAGGTCAGTTCGTGGGTGACGGCCGCGCTGCTGTATCCCCGGTGTTCCGCGTCAGCCGGCGTGATGGACGTGATTTTCGGACTGGCCGCCACTTCCAGGCCGGCGCAATCCTCCAGGGCCGGAGCCCAGCGTTTGACGCGGGCCGCCCACCGGGCCGTGACGGTCGGGAATTTGTCTCCCCGGACAATCATCCGCGGGGCGTCGTAACCCAGCGAGCCCGTTTCCTTAGGGCTGTATTGCCCGGCAGTGTCGGAGACCTTGACGCCGCCCGGAACATCCACTTCCGCCGTCACCACATAGGGCTGGGACAGGGAGGCGCCTGAGGGATAGACGGCCAGCGCGCGCTGACCCCGGGAGACAACGGAAGCGTTGCAGGTCAGCCCCACAGCCGGAGGAACCAGATCGGGACGCGCCTTGAGGGACAGGGCGCTTACGTCCACGGCGGACAGGTCGAGCACGACATCCGGCAAATGGGCATGGTCGGCAATGATCAGCGTGGCGGAGTCGTCCGCGCCGTATTCAAACCATGCGGCCATATTGGGCCGCCATTGCTGGACCTGGACAAGCAGGGAGGCATACGTTTCCGACGAGTAGGCAAACGGTATGATTTCGGCATCCTTGTCGATCCGGAGGTCGTATTTGATGGGGATCAGAGCCGTGCTGACGGCGTGGTCCAGGACTCCGGAGAGGGCGTCCCGGATGTTCGCGGTCACCTGTTTTTCCTGACCGCTTCCGCCTGTGCCCTGGCGGTATTCGGCAAAGATGCCGTTGGCGCGGCCGTTCACGAAGTACTGGATGTTGCCCAGGTTCCACCAGTAATCGTAAATCCTGATGTCCCAGCTCTCGGAGGTTCCTTCAAGGGAGTGTTCCAGGTCGATGACCGGTCCGATGAGCAGGGTTTTCCCACGCCAGACGACTTTCACTATTTCCCCTTCTTCAAACGGGCAGGAGGCAAACCGGGAGACCGGCGCGCGGAAGGAGACGGAGGCTCCCCCGAAGGAGAGCCGGTTGTAGGACGGGCTTTCGGCCATGTCCAGGAAGTCGGCGGAAGATACATCAAGAGTTTTCACAGGGGGCGGCCGAGGGTGAAGTTGTAGGAGACGATAAGGCGCAGGCCCTGAACCTTCGGTTCGGCGTCGGCGATGACGGCTTCAAAGCGCTGTTCACGGCCGCAGGCGTCGGTCCAGGTCCATTCCCCCTTTCCCGCCGTTTTCCATTCGTTGAGCCATTCGTAAAAGGCGCCCCACGCTTCCATGTGGGAGGCGCATTCCCGCACGGTGGAGATGGTGAAGGACAGGGACAGGTTGCCGAATGCGTCCAGCCTGGGGAACGGGCTGTTGATGATCGGCGTGGCGGACGTGCCGAACTGCACCGGGAAAGCGTGTTCCGGCAGGGAGTCGAGCAGGAATTCCCCGACGCGCACGACGGGGCGCCCGTCAAAGGTGATGGAAAAGGGAGAGACGGTCGTGTCCATACCTCAATAGTGGTGGGGGGAAACAGGGGCCGCCCCTCCCCATGCAAACAGAGGGGCGGCTCCGGCTGTCATGCCCCGGCGGAGGCCGGGAAGGCGATTTCTTCCGTGGGCGTCAGGGAATTCAGGGAGGACGGGATCACTTCAAGCGTCAATTTCGGCGTGATCAGCTTGTTGTTTTCCGTGGGGATTTCCACTTTGAGCAGCGCCGCGACTTCCAGGACCATCATTTCTTTTTTGTCTTCCTGGTATTTGGTGAGGCGCGCCCATACCTTTTGCCCGTAGATGTTCCGGGAAAAGGGTTGCACTTCCTTCCCGGCTTCCAGCCTGTCGCACTGGTAAATCACCTGCCAGCAGACCGGATTAACCTCCGTGGAGTTGATTTCGATGGTGTTGCCCGTCACTTTGGTGTTCTTCCGCGTCACATAGGAGGTCGTGTCGCGGGAAAATACCGTGCGGGCGTCGTCTTCCGTGGTCGGCGTGATTTTGTAGTCGATGACTTCGTTGGCCATCATCCAGGCGTCGGAGTCCTTCGCCGGCTTGAATTGCTCGTCCACCGTGTCCGTGCCGCTTCCGGCCGTGACTGTCGTTCCGAACGGGCACAGGTCGAGAAAGGTGCCGACCAGCATTTCCTTGTTGTAGAGTTCTGACATGGTTGTTAGCTTCTTACGTAGTCAATAAAGGTCACTTTCCCGGCGTCGGCGTGGATTTTGTACACGTCTTCCGGGATGTGGACGATTTTTCCCCGCGCGGCGATGCCGTGAGGGAGTTCCAGCTTGTTGACGGCCACCCGGCATTTGACGATGCGGGGCGCCGGAGCAGTAGCGGCCTCCTGGGCCGCGGCGGTGGTGGGTTTAGTTGCCATGTTTCAATATGGTGGTTTGTTCAAGGGTGAGCGTAACAGCCTTGTTGGTCATCTGCACCCGGCTTGACTCCGTGCCTGTGACTTTGAGCTTCATGCAGGTGAGCCAGCCCGGTTCCCGATGCCCGTCAAGCCCGATGGCGAGCAGATCGGACAGATCGTCCGCATCCCAGCCGAGGACGGCGGTTGCGTCGGATTTTTTCAGGAGGGGATTGCTTTCAATGACGATTTTGGTCGTCAGAATGACGGCATTCGGGCCGCCCTGTTCCTGCAGGGGTTTTCGTTTAGGGGCACATACCAGCACGCAGATTCCCAGCCTGGACAGCTTTTGAGTAATCAGGGTTTTCAGGTCGGCGTCCCAGCCGCGCATGACAATGCCGGGATCCTCCCCGCCGTTGTAACGGGCACACAGGGCAACGATCTTCCGATAGATTTTTTCCCCCGCGGCGATGCGCGGGCTTGCAGGTAAAGCGCTCATAGTTCACACCAGTTCTGATAGGGCTGTCCGGCTCCGTACACCTCTGCGCCGTCACTTTCCGAATCGTAGGGTGCAAGATAAAACCTGCCCTCCCGGACGGCCCGGAAAATCTCGCCGGCCGTGCTGTACTGCTTGGCGCGGGGGGATCCTTCCAGATCGCCCATGTCGGGCAAGTCGGCCAGCATGGCGTGACGGATCCAGACAAGCGTCGGGTGTTCCAGTTCTTCCGGCACTCTGTCCTGACCTGTCGCCAGGACGGGATATTTCCCGGAAGAATTAACGATTCCGGCGACAAGGTTGCACGTCGTCCTGATCAGGGCGCCGGCCCGTTCCGGGGAATCCCCTTCCGCTCCTGCCGAGTCAAACGCCGCGATTTCGGCGTCCGCCAGGAAGGCCCGCAGGGTGTTTTCCGTGATCTGGACCAGCGCCATGACGATTACACGCGGATGGAGAGTTCACATTTGGCGGCGGTATTGTCGCCGCTGGCGGTGTCTGCCACAGCCTTGAGCCGGATGTAGCGTCCCATGCCATAGGGAGCCCGTCCGGCGATGCCGTTCGCAAGAGCTCCCGCTTCTTCTCCCGCCGTGGGGGCCAGGGAGAACCCCGGCACCTCGGCCCAGCTATCGCCGTCCCCGGAGGCTTCCAGGGTCAGCGTGATCTTCTTTCCGGCAGCCAAGGACGGAAGGTTTTCGTGCTCGATGACGATGGACATTTCATCAATGCCGCCCGTCTGTCCCGCATCCAGCACTTCGGAATAGGCCGTCTTGCCCGTGCCCGGCATGTTCATCCGGGCCGTCAGCAATTCGTCCTTGCGGGTGTGTCTGATAGGGTTCACTGTCTAAGGTTCCTTTCCGTTTTATTGGTTCTTCCGGTTGCTCACTTTTTTCGGCGCATGCTTGCCCCAGTGGGAAATGCCCGTGATGGAGGACAGGTCGCTTTCGTTGTTGACGATGGAGTCCGTCACCAAAATCGGGATGCCGTGGGCGTGGGTCGGAATCGGGGCGGATCCGGAGGAATCCCCTCCCGCCTTGCCGCCGTCCACGGAAACGCTCACCACCTTGCGGCTCTTGCGGAGCTGCTCCAGGGCCATGCGGTTCATGATGAATTTCGTTACGCGGACGCCCGCCGGGAACAAAGCCAGCAGTTCCGCCAATTTATCGTCATCCAGCGTCGTTCCTTCAGCGGTGCCGATATTTTTCAGGCGTGCGGCGGACAGCTTGGAGTTGTTGACCAGGGCGACAAAGGCGGTCAGATCGGCAGCTTTGCCGGGAATGGCGCCCTGCTCGCCCGTTTCCGGATCCTTGCCGGGAATAAGCGCATCCTTGAACGTGCCAAGAGTAATTCCCTTGTCGCGGCCCCAGCGCCAATGCACGCCTTTGGGACCCTCCACAACGGCAAATACGGACGTTCCGTCGTAATTGTCGGCGCCCTTGGAGCTGTCCGCGCTGATGATCATCGTGTCGTCAATGAAATCGGGAAGCCCGGGAAAGCCGTTCTTGTCGATTTTCGTTCCGTAAAAACCCTGGGCTCCCAGGGAAAGCAACACCCCCTCCGTAATACCGGAAGCTTCATCGGCCAGGACGGCAGCTTCCCCGTCGTCAGAGCTTTCCAACGTAATATGATCCACAAAAACGATGGAGGAAATGGGAAACAGTTCCACGTTCCTTGATTCGTAAGTGCAGGACGTGTATCCGATGGGAGCATTGGCCGGGCGGAACCGGGCCCGGGGGATGCCGGTGCGCACATAGGTTTTGATGATGGTTTTGGAGCCCACCACGGAAGCAAGCTGCGTTACTTCCGGGGCGGAGCATCCCACTTCTTCGATCAATCCGATGTCGGATGCCGAACCATTGCGTTTCTGAATGTCCAGTAGAGTCAAAAATGACATGGCTTAGTTCTTTTCCCTGTTGATGTTTTCAATGATGCGGTCACGTCCGGTAGGCTCATTCCCGCCGTTGCCGTTATTGGCCTTGCCGGCGACCACCGTCGTAAAAGCGGGGTTCGGATTGATGGAGGCGATCAGAGCCTTGCCGGCCTTGATATTGGCCGTCAGAGCGGTCTTCAGGGCCTCTTTGGCATCTTCATCTTCCGGAGCAATCTTGCCGGCCTTGATGGCGGCTTCAATTTCCGCGTCGATAAGAGCCGCCTTGGAGGCTTTCACCTCGGCAAGCTCGGCTTCCGCCGCTTTCAGTTTGGCTTCGGTTTCGTCCAGCCTGGCCTTGGCCGCCTTGCAGGAGGCCGCTTCCTTTTTGGCGTCCTCCGCCTCTTTTCGGGCCGCTTCAAGTTCCGTTCTGGACTTCTCGCCGCCCTCGGATTTCTTCTTCAGGTCGTTGATTTTGTCCTCCGCGATCTTGCCGGCCTTATCAGATGCGGCTTCCTCTTTGGTGAGGACACCGCATTTAACCAGTAGTTCGTACATTGTTGTATGTGTGTTATTTGTTTGGTCATGAACAGCACCGGTATCCTCTCCGCCGCCATTCAAAGGCATGTCCGGTTCAAGAACCGTGAAATTCTCAAGTCTGGCCTTGCCGGCCGCAATGCGGGCAATATTCTCAAAGGCCGGGTCATTCACCAGAGAGCCCACCTCAATGTCATCCGGTTCAAGACCTATAGGGCGGCAGGTTGCCGTGTTGAGCCTGAATACCGGAGAAAAATAGCTGTAGTCACGCCCCAGCACCGATTTCCTGCCGCTTTCCGTCCATTCCCCCTTGAGGATGACGCCCACGCCGTCCATGTAGTCAAAGGAAGCGGGAATAAAGGAGGCGGGCCCCGTCTTGTGGTCAAAGTAACAGACGGGCCGCACGTTTTGAGTGAGCTTCAACGCAAGGTCCCGCTGCAAAGCCTCCAGGCAGGAGCGGTCCACAATCACTTTCTGCCGTCCTCCAATGGATGCATTGATGAAATGTTCCCCCTCCGGCATGTACACGATACAGGCCGGAGCGTCGCCAAACGCAAGAGGAACGTTGAATTCAAAATCCATGCCTCAAGCATGGCATGAAACGGAAAAGCGTAAATAGTCGGGGCTGGATATGTGTTTCAGGCATCAAGAGACGCCGCCAGAACGTCCATGAGCTTGACGCCATAGGCGCTGATCAGTTCTTCGCCGATCGGGATGGCGTCCGGCCAGGGGTCCTGTGTGATGGATTGGCGCAGGGCATACACCGCACGCACTCCCCCGCCGTCCACGGCTTCAAACAGGGCGTTCTTGTTGGGGATGGTGAACAATTCCCCGATTTCGGATTGATAATCAGCCGTCCGGCGCCCGTGGGCCTCCGGAACAAGGGGAATAGTCAACGCCCCGGCATTTTTGGCCGTAATTGTCCCTCCCTTTATTTTATGCCGCAGGGATCCGTCCTCGTCGGGATTGGAGATAACCGCTCCGGAAGCATCCGCAGAGGAAAGGAACCATTTACGGGCAATATTGGAAAACCAGCCTGTCGACATGCGCCCCGGACCGTGCGTAGGAAGAGAATTGTTGATCCAGTGTTCCCGCCCTTTGCCGTCGTACCAGGACGCCAGATAGTCCCGCAGGTATTCGCCGCTTTCCCGGTTCGCGGATTCCAGCGTTTCCGGAGCAGCTATCTTCATGGCATCGTCAAGTGCGGCGTCAAAACCGCTCATGTCAATTTCAATGTTCATGCCCGTCATTCTTTCTCGGCGGTTGTTTTTGATTCGCGCATGGAGTTCCAGCCGGCTTTAAGAGCGGCATGCTGAACCTTGACAAGGCGATCTTCCAGCAGGGATGTATCTATCTCGTCCCACAGATCCGGAACCAGCTCACGGGCGGACCGGATGACTGTTTCCAGGTCTTCTCCGGCTTCGACGGAGGCAATAAGGGCTTCCATGAATCCGGCAACACCGGAGGTCAGTTCATAAGCCGCCTGATCCGTCTGGCGTCCGACACGGGAGGCAATCCGGTTAATTTCTTCAATGTGCTTTAGCGTTTTTTTTTACGCGCCGCATATACTAGGGATTCCCTGTCCAGGTCATCCATTTCCCCCGGTTCCAAGCCGGCGCTCCCAAAAGAGGGAGGCTGATAGAGCTTCACCCCTTCTTCGGGCATGGGGATGTCAAGCCAGTCGTAAACCTGTTCTTCAGCGACGGGAACAATCCTGGTTGCCTTGTCCACCCAGTCAAGTTTTGCCAAGCTCATTCCGGAGGACGGGTCCTTAAAAGAGATGACGGGCAGATGTTCAGGGCTTCTTCCCAGGTTAAGTTCCAGGATGGCCGGGACAAGTTGCTGATTGAGGACGCCGGCAACGTATTTCCCGCGGGCTAGAACAACCTGGTTTTCCGTATTTTCGTGCACTTCGCCCAGGGTGCGATTGCCGCCCGTGCTGGAAACGGAACTGGTGAGGGTTTGCCCCAAAATCAGAATATCGCATGCCTTGTTGGCCTCTTCGATCATGTTCAGGTGCGGAAGCTGGTTGCCTCCCTTGACGGCGTCGTGAAATTGCACGTCCGCATCCGGGGCCGTTACAAGGATGCCCGTCTGTCCGAATTTCACCATCTGGTCAAATAGCTTTTTCTGCGCCAGGGTTCCCGATGCTTTTCCATGCCGCAGAGGGGATCCGAATATCTGGCAGAACTCCATGAACCAGGATAATCCGAATTTGGCCGCGCCGAACCAGCCGACCAGGGCCAGAAGGTTGGCGCCGTAAACAGGATGGTCAAGCCCGTCGCAGTTGAGGGACGCAATGAATTTGTTGGGGGGGAATTCCATTTCGGGACCGCACCCTACTCCGTCTGGACATAGTACAAGACGGTCGATTTGAGCCGGGTAGCTGGACCATTTGTAAAATGTGGATGGAATGGGGCAATAGGCACGGGGCGCACGGATATGGCCGGGGTTCCACATGATTTCCAGCACACCCACGCCGCGTTCCGGAGCTTCCGCCAGGGCTCCAATCAATCCGTTCAGGTCCAGTTCCCATTTTCCCTGTTCAAGCCGGCAGCAATACAGGGCGGATTCCACCAGATCCGCGTACCGACTGGCCGTTGGTGTCGGCTTTTTGCCTTTCTCGGCCCAGGGAGACACGGTAAGTTCCAATGCCTGAACCTTTTCGCGGAGCTTCCGCAGGTTTCCCCGCAGCCGAGGCCATTCGATTTTCATCGAGCGAAATACTCGTTCCAAGTCGAGCATATTACCCGTCTGAATGCTCTCGCGGGCATTTTTCAGCACCCGGGGCGTGATGCTGGTGTAAAAACCAAGATACCCTCTCTCCTGGGGGGAACGATCCTCGAAAATTTCAAAGTCGGCGGTCTTGGTTTTCCTGGCGGCCTTTTGGCTGCGGGTTTTCTTGCTCATAAGGGGAGTGAGGTAACAATTAAACGAGAGCCTGCGCCACGCTGAACGCATCGTCGCAGCGGTTCAGCCAGCCACGCCCGAAGGTCGGGAACTGCTTGCAAGAGCGGTAAAACGCCTGACGCTTCTCCTGCAGGGCGATAAGGAACACCGCTTCACCCGTGGCGGCCAGCTGGTCCTGTAGTTCCCGCCGGGTCTTGGGGCCGACAATCCCGTCCACCGTGAGCCCGGCACCGTGAATATTCAGCGCGCGCTGCAAAATCTTCCCGGTATTCCTGCTCCCGGAATTGAAATAATGGTCACGCAACATAAACTCCGTGGCCGGAAAAGCGTCAGAACCCAGCCAGGAGCGCACGGCGGCGGTATTATCCAGCACATACTGGAGACAACCTTCCCAGGCCTCTTCACGCCTTCCGGAATCCAGCAGGGCCTTCAATCTGTTAAACACGGCCGGTTCAATACCGTCGCAAATGCCGCAAATCTCCCACTTGCCGCCCTTGTCGGCGGCGGGAAGGCGGGAAACGCGCAGGGAATACGGCCCGGTAACGCGGCTGTCTTCAAACCGGAGGATGGCTGCGGCCATCTTTCTTTCTATAGTATTCATTCGTTCAGATTGTCGATAAGTTGCACAAGCCGCTTGTCTTCCACGGTGTAGCAATGGCACTTGGCATGCAAATGCCACTCATTAAATTGAGCCAGGAAAAAAGCGGCGTCTCTTTCGGTAAGAAAAATTTTCATCCACTGCTCCTTTCCGGGTTCGTCCACAATGAGTATGTACAGGGTAGGCATGCGGAAACTATTGATTATTAACTAAAGGGAACTGGTAAGAAAAACTTTACAGTTGGAATTAATCTCGCTGTTTAAGCTGTTGCTGGTGGTAATTCTCCAAATGCTGGAGACGGGTATCCATCGTCCGCAGGATCTCCGCCGTATGGGCCGCGTTGGTAGCCTGTTCCTTCACCACCTCGCGGAAATCCAGGTAGATGAACACGGCTATCACAAAACCGCCGAAAGTGACGATCTCACGCGTATAATCGCGGATCACTCCCAGATATTCCTTGAGGGGTTTGCACATGGTCTTATTTCTTGGAGGGGATGACTTGCACGACGGGCGGAACGTCCGTTTCCGGCAGGGCCTGACTGTAGGAGATATGCCCCGGTTCCAGCACCAGGCAGGAGCCGTCCTTGCACACCTCGGCGCGGTTCGGGGTGACGTCCACGGAGTGCCCGCAGCCGGACAGGGACATTCCAACGCCCCCAAGGACAGCGCCGGCTATACCCACCCCGGCCCAGTAGAGAGCTTTCCGCCAGCCGGATGTGCCTGACGCCTTGACGCCGAGATAGTCGCGGATGTCTCCAAGGGCGTGCTTGCCGATGATGGAGAGGGCAGTATTTGCCACGGCAACCCATCCTTTCTGTTCGTTTTCGGTCAGGTCTGCCCAGTGAGGGATTGGCGTGTTGGACTCATTGTGTGCCTGGGCTGCATAGTAAAGGTGCATTTCCCTAGCGATAGCCTCGGAATGATTGCATTGATTATTAGTAGTCATATGATTATGTTGTTATTGATTAGTAGTGAAAAACTTGAAAAACTCCACGGCGGCGTGCGCGGTAATGACGAACTCCGGGTAGTCCGAGGCTGTAAAAACCCTGCGCCCGCCCTGCGGATTGACGGCCTCCACGGTCAAATCTACGGTTTCCGCCGTCCGCATGGGGTCATCCTCCTCCGGAGCGTAAAACTCTTTCAGCCGCGCCCACACCTGCACCGCCTGCCAGTCCTCACCCAATCCCACCAGCGCAGCAACTACGGACTCCATTGCCGGAGCCTGTTCCGCTGGTATCTCGTCCGCTGTGTAGCGGTCTGTCCGGGTGTAACCGTCCGCGTCCTGATAAATGGGCGTCAGGGTAAATTCATCCCACTGTCCCGGCTGGGGAAACTGAATCTGTATCTCTGCATT